GTTCCGGATGTCACGTAATCGACGTATTGCTGATCGTCTACGTTGTCCCAGGAAACGTTGCTTTCCCAAAAGGTGGTTAAACTATCCCATGTGATCCCGAACTGAAATTGAGAGGTTCCAAAGCATGTGATGGTGTCTCTGAATTTGGCCCAGGTATTATTTCTGTAGTTGAATAAGAGTACCGTATTTGGGTACGATTGAGTCGTAGAGGCATTTGCAGTATCGAGATAATTCCAGTAAACAAGCTCTTTTTCAAAATCCCTTACTCCATGCACAAAATTGGGTGCCTCATTTTGAATCTCGAAACTAAACACCTGTTCAGGTATTTGCTCATCAAGACGAGAAACACCATTTGCTGCCGCCTGAATAACTCCTCTGTCGCTAACTCCCATGACGCCCTGATCAAAGACGATAGAGCTATAGGTACAAACAGATCCGAAGTCAGATGAGATGCGTTCCCAGATGAAAGGAAGACCATATTCACCTATGTATCTGAGTTGCCAAGTGGAATATTCAAAAAAGACTATTAATGTGTTTCTGAAGAAAGCGGCGCTGACTATGGATTCATTTGTCGGTGCATCAATAAATCCTCCTCTTCCGAAGACATCAGATCTCCACCCATTTGTCTGGTCTGTAGGATCTCCCAGCTGACTGAATCGACACCTAGCAAAGTAATTTACCGCGCCTGTATAAGTGGATGCTGTTGGCCCTTCCCATGTGTTTAAAGCCAAGAGACGACCATAATAGGGAATAAGAATTAAAGCCTGCCATAGTGTATTTGCAGAAGTAACAAGAGGTTGAAGGTTAGTCCAGACAGAATTGTTGTAATACCTCATAGGATCATAGGTAGCTCCTACGATATTGATATTGTTATTCGTAGTGAAAAAATATCTTAAATTCGGAGTTGCACCCTGATAATTAGCCGCCCAAAAGAAATCGACATTTGTTCCCGTCCATGTGGTTCCAGCTACCAACTCTTGAAATCCACTCACATATTGGTAGGCGTATTTAGTATCAAAAAAAACTGTTGAATCAATTCCCGTAGTTGAAACATCTCTTTTTAAGATCCCCATGACGGGAAGACCGGGATAGTAAGTCATACTGACAGTTGTCGCATGTCCTGCACCCACAGTAGTGGTAAGAGTTACGGAACCTGTCAAATAGTTAATTGTCCCAGAGTTTCCTCCTGTGGCATTTGTAAGGGTACCATTGCCTTGATCTACAAATGGAGTTGCTAGAGTTGCGATTGTAATAGTAACGCTTCCTGGAGCAACAAGAGCATATGTTTCAGGAGTTATAGAAAGCTTGGTATAGAGATTAAATGTCCAGGGAGATGCTGAACTATTTCCTATCGATTGAGCCGAAAAGACGCGAGAAAGTCTTCCCATAGGAACTTCCCCATCTCTTTTCTTAGTTCTTTCTCGAAACACATAGGCATTTGTAAGCTCAGAGTATGCTTCATTGGCTAACAAAGCAGGCTTTCGATCTTGGGTAAGACCGCCGGTTGGGTATCCTCCGATTAGTACTTGTTGAAATCCTGTCATTTAATTACCTATTGCTAGCCAGAAAAATCCTACGTAATTTCCTCCTGTTCCATTGTACTGGTAAACAAAACTTGTTTTAGTTAATGACCCATTAACAAAAGAAAGTGTATTTTCAGAAGAATTAGTTCCACCAGTTTTACAAATTAATGTGCCTTGCATACTAAAAATGTTATTTGGAAAGTTTACATTTGCAGTTGCAAACAGAACGGTAGCTCTTTCGCCAGATGCACCAGTGAGCGATCTAGTTCCCCATTGAAATAAAAGCCCTCCAACCCATTGATATCCATTTGTTGCGGCATTATGACCTGTAAGCTGAGAAAGGGCACCCCCTCCACTAAGAGAGTAAAGCTGCGGATTTCCTCCTGAAGGGATGGCAGGTGTAGTTGTTCCATTGACGATTAAAGTGCCTGGAACTCCAGCAAAGACTTGATTATAGCCGCTGACCGTCGAAACGCTTGTCTGAGACACTTCATGAATGATCGTATGGTAGCCAGGTGGTTGAGATCCGGGAGCTCCGTTGTTATTTATATGGTCAACTGCGAGCGTCTCAAATGTACCATCGAGGTTGTTTCGTATGGTTGACTTTGTCTGTCCTAGCGATGATCCATCTGGCGGATATCCTGGTACATAGGTTGGTATCGACATTTTTCCCCCTAGCTAACCGCAACCGTTGGAATGGGCTGACAATCCTGCGGTCGTTTTAGTTTCTTTTTGGACTCTTTACTCAGCTTGGCTTTCGCTGGTGAGAGAGGTTTTTTAAGCTTCTTTTCTTGTCTTTTTATGACGGCCATATTTACCCTGTTGTGCTCCTGCCTACAAAAGGGCCCCCACCCATGGGAATCGATTTGTTTGGCAAAGATTTCACTTTCTTTTTGTTATCTTTTTTTAGCAGCTCGGCTGCTCTGTTTCTTTTCACTGGTTTAGCTTTCTTCATAGTGATCCAAAGGTTGAAGAGATTCCGCCGAGTCCGTAGTTGTACTTGAGCTGATCGCTATAAATTGTTTGAATGCTAGCCTGTCCTATCTGGGCGTAAGTTCTTGTCTCGATGATGTCGTAGCGCTCTTTGAGCATTTTATCGATGAAAACAACGCCGTCTGAATCTAGCCGTTCCTCAAAGATTTTTTTAGCAGCGCCAACTGCAAGAATCTCCCACCATTCTGAAAGCTCTGGGTTTCCTGTCTGGTCAGCGGCGATGAGGGCCTGGATCGGCTGGCGATAGCAGGTCATTTCGATCGTGTAACCAGCATCGGGAACGGGGGCGAGCGTGAATTGGTTTTGATAGAAGAGGATGGCTAGAGGAATGGAAAATTGCTTAGGATTGTATTGAATCTGGATGGCAGTTCCTTCGGGAATCGGATCGGCGAATGTGAGGCCAAGAATCTCTCCAGTCTGATAATTAATCGTTGCATTTCCAGGGGTATCAGGTGTTGCAGAGGCATACTGGCGATAGTAAGTCCAACCGTACTCTTGATTGGTATTGTTGCTTGTCTGGAAGATTTGAATGAGGTTTCCCTGTCCATCGTCGGTTACGTTTTGGGTTTGACCCACTCCGTTGGCTCCAATGACGTTCGCTGTGATAAGAATATTTTGAACTCTGCCTTGCGGGAAGAAAAGGTTACGATTATTTTGAGGGCCAGGGTCATTGTTCACAGACGGAACGAATGGGAAGGCCGTGGTGAAGCCATTGTAGGGTGAGGAATACCAAGACCCTCCTGAGGTATATGAACCGTATGTAGTGGTGTCTACGTTCAAATAGAACGAATTGGCGTCAATTACGGTTATAACGTAGCTATTTCCGTTCACTTCGATCATGCCACCGACCCCGTTTAAGATGACGGTGATTCCGCTAACGAGACCATGGTTTGCCGAAGTGACCACGCCATTTGTGGCGTTCGTAATATTCGAAATTGAACCTAAAACCGCGCCTGTTGTACCATCTCCCACTGCAAAGTTGGTGAACTGCTGCCAGTTATAATTATTAGCATAAAAAGACCAAGGGCTATCAAACCAACGAAGCTCCCTTTTTGCGCAGGATGCAGGCTGCCCAACAGTGGTATAAAGTTCGCTGTTGAAGGGATAAACTTCCTGCCCCACATTGGTGGTAAACGTGTAGACATCTTGAAGCTTTAAAGAGCGAAATTTAGCGGGCAAATCATAGGCATAGAAGCTATGCATTTGCTGCACTATGTATGAATCCGTCACCTGAAACGCGTTGCTGGAACCCGTCAGCTTTCGCGTCTTAGTGATCGCGTTGGCTAAGGTCGGATACAAAGGATATGTTGGTACAAATGTGCTCATAACACTGGCCTATTATCAAATGCATCTTCTAATGTGACCGTCGTTGTACCCTGTATCTTTCCCGATCCAGCTGGAACGGCGACACAAGGAACCTGTGGGTCTTGTACATATATAAACGGATAAAAATTTGTTGTGTCTACATCTATCGTTGCAGTATTGCCCGAGAGTGAAATTATCTTTGCTTTTTGATTATTAAGCTGAATCATGCCGTTAGGCGGAGGAATTCTAAAAGAGATCCACTCCGCCTCGGTAAAATTCGTTGTCTCGGATAAAAAAGTAACGACAGCAGGAAACGACTGCGTAATATTCGTTATATATTGCAAATTCGGAACAAAATCCGCGCCAAATGGAGGCCCATAGTTACTTGATCCTCCTGGTACTACGTTTGGGCTAGAATTCTGCATTATAGTACGTTTGTTGGGGTAAATCTCACTCTTGAAATGACTTCATAACTACGAGGAGGTCTTCCACCAGCAGCAGGCAATTCCAAGTTGTAACGACGTACTTTTTTCTTCGTGTTATTCAAATGTTTAATGATTCCCATAGGGAGATCACAAATCTCACCGTGGATCATTTTAATCATCTGGATGGGCTCGCCTGGGTATTTTCTATAAGCAAATTCTAACCATCCGCCTTGTGCATCTAGGAACTCAAACATTCCTGTGACAATCTTGTCATCTTCGCGACGCATCTTTTTGACAAGTTCATCTCTCTCAGCTTGTGGGAGGGTTCTTGGCAATTTCTTATTTAATTCTCTTACTTCCATTTTTCAATCCT